TGACTGGAGGTCCCTTGTATACTCGTAATTTATGCTTTGAACTAGAATTATGTACACTAATCTCTACATTCCGATCAGACGCTCTTATCAAAAAATAAGTAGCGATTGCTGCACTCATAAATTTCATTTGTGGATTTTTAGTTGGCTGCGTTTCAATATATACTGTGGTCGTTTTTGATAATAATTCCGGAAAATTATCCAATTTCGACGCCATAAATTGCACGATTCTATGTATACCAATTGATTTTATATTGATTTTTGGGAGCATATTAAGTAATTTACCGGATTTACCGGATCGATGTCGACCACATACTTTTATAGTATCTGTATTGGTGGTTGTGTCTACAGATTCGGTATCTGCATTTATTTCCCATTTTGCGACATTTTTACATTTATGCGATTTTGCAGTAACTGCTGAACATAAATCCGGATTTATTTCCGGTAATAAACTTATATTTTGCCAATCGACAATCGTAATAGGAAATTTTGAAGATTTTTTTGTAGATTCTATTATGCAAAATGCTAAATTCCGTATACCGACGTCTATTCCGATTGTATGTGACGTATTTTTTGGAGCCATTAAATTATATGTATTCTTATCGAATGTTGTGGATGAAAAGTGAACAAATCGTTAAATCCCGTAAATACAATAATTGTAGACGGAAAGTGAAAGAATCGGAAACCCTCAATTTACTTTTCAGTTGTTATGAACATGTCACTTCAAAAACAATTTGTTAAAGCTGCAAGAAATGGACATCTGGAAGTGGTGAAACTTTTATTAAAAGATCCACGTGTTGATCCCAGTGATTGTTATAATCAGGCAATTCGATATGCTGCAATGAATGGACATCTTGAAATTGTAGAACTCTTATTAACGGATTCGCGTGTCGATCCCAGTGATGATTATAATCTTGCAATTCGATGGGCTGCAAGAAATGGACGACATCAAGTAGTAAAATTATTATTAAATGATTCTCGTGTCGATCCCAGTGATAATCAGAATGATGCAATTCAGCAGGCTGTAATGTATGGACATCTTGAAATTGTAGAACTCTTATTAAAAGATTCGCGTGTCGATCCCAGTGATGCTGATAATCTTGCAATTCGATGGGCTGCACAAAATGGAGATTATCAAGTAGTGAAACTCTTATTAGCGGATTCGCGTGTTGATCCCAGTGATGCTGATAATCTTGCAATTAAATGGGCTGCAGAAAATGGACATCTTGAAATTGTAGAACTCTTATTAAAAGATGATCGTGTCGATCCCAGTGATGTTGATAATAGAGCAATTGGATGGGCTGTAGAAAATGGACATCATGAGATTGTAAAACTCTTATTAACGGATTCGCGTGTCGATCCTAGTAATGATCATAATCTTGCAATTCGATGTGCTGCAGAGGTTGGACATCGACATCTTAACGTTGTAAAACTCTTATTAGAGGATCCGCGTGTCGATCCCAGTGATAAGGATAATTATGCAATTCGATGGGCTGCACACAATGGACATCTTGAAATTGTAAAACTTTTATTAACGGATCCGCGTGTCGATCCCGGTGGTGGAAATAATCTTGCAATTCGATGGGCTGCAAGAAAGGGACATCTGGAAGTGGTGAAACTTTTATTAAAAGATCCACGTGTTGATCCCAGTGATGATAATGATGCAATTATACTAAAAATAAAACTTAATATTCTGTTAGTACTTATGACAATTTAATTGTGTAATCAAATTGTTCGTCTATATATTTTATTAAATCTTCTATATTTTTTGAGAAAATCGTAATAATACCAACAGAATCGAATCCCCAATTATGTACTTTTTCAATATATGCACAATAATTGTCGTATACGGTTACAAAGATTTTGATGTATGCCTTATAATTGCTTTTTTTATATATTGTTCCCTTGTGACACAGTTGTCTACATATACTAATGAAATGATCCCCTCCATACATTGTTTTTATAATTGAAGAATCTTCAATATTAAAAACAGTATAAGTATCTTCATTAATAGGATTTGCCGTATGCACCAATTGTACCACCACGTAAAAATCATCATAAAATGGAACATTAATAAAAATCGGATCATAAGATTTAGATTTTTGAATTTTATGGGTCGGTGATCTCAGAGATCGTATATCGTATATTGTATTATTCGATTTTTGTAAAAGCGTCAACGGCGACATTATTATACGCAAATAACTAAAGTCGTCACTGGGCGCAGTGAATCACGCTGAGGGATTAAGCTACGGCTAACGCCTCCGCTTAACCCTCACTGTCATTTATTGTGTCCATACCACCGAAGTTCAAAAATTATTGTAATGAGTACAATAAATGACTTTAGCGATGTTTGCTTAGGAGCGCAGCCGTAGGCGGAGCGACAAAAGCAAACATTCGCTAGCGTGATTCACTGCGCCCAGTGATGCTTAAAAAATATAATAATACAATGGTAAAAAACTCATTTGTACTATTATTGAAGAATGTTGATGTTCGAGCATTGTATAATAATATGTGTTCATCACTAAAACCGCAGAATATACCTAAAACAAAGACACCAATAGTAAATAATCTACCAAAACGCATCCCAACAATCGATACTCCAGATATAAACAATACAGACAATATGGTTACAATGTCTGATTATGTAAATTTCGGATGTTTGCCCATATATTCAAGTATGCGCTGTTTTCATGATCATCATACATTTGATGATGCTCCTGTCGGTATTCCTATCAAGTATAATCCGACAAAACGTACAGAAAATAGCGGAATAAATGATTATTATGAAACGTGGGGCAATTTTTGTAGTTTTTCGTGCTGTTTAGCATATATACGAAAACACAAACACGTAAATGATATGTTTGCTAATAGTGAACCATTGTTATATAGCATGTACAACGATATATATAACGCAGAAATGGATATTACTGCAGCACCATCGTTTGAATTGTTGAAAGATTATGGAGGAAAGGTAACAATCGATGAATTCAGAAAGGGTTTCTTGAAATATACATTAACACCGGAAATAAAACGCCCATATATGGTATCTGTCGGAAAATACATAGATATTGCCGATACTGGTGAATATTAATATATTCGCACGATAATTTAATTAAATTTTTTCAATTAATTAAATTTATTTGTTGAATTTCGACAAATTTATAAATGCTGCCAATAAAATTGCTACAACAAGCCCAATTAATACATAAATCCACATTTTACTTTGAACAGAATATACTCCGACGGCCAATCCATTTTTGTTTTTTGATCCTTTTGTGACAATTCTATAATTCGAAAAACTGGAATCTATTATATCCGAGTTGTTTTTTTCATCGATTATTATATAATTTTTAGAAATTCCGCCATTACGTATGGCTGACCATACAGAAATAACAATACTATCACCTCCTTTACATATAATTGGAACATCTGCAGAACTATTAGGGCCAATTTCTGTCAATTCGCTTATAGAAAGAGAATCTTCATTCTCGGGGGAATTTTCGGGTTTACAAGTTATATTAATTTTAATTGCCGTTGTTGAATTGTTGACAACAGTTGATGTCGCTGTCGCATTTTTCATTATAATGAAACGATATAATCACTGGGCGCAGTGATCACGCTGAGGGATTTCTGCGTCGTCGCAAGCGACTCCTTGAAACCCTCACTGTCATTTATTGTACTCATCATAATGGATTTGAAAAATTGATTATATACAGCATAATCAATTTTAAACTTTGGTTTTTTGGACCCAATAAATTACAGTAGCAGGTGTAGATGCAAACGAAGCCGAAGGCGGAGTGCAGCAATCTACACCTGCTAGCGTGATTCACTGCGCCCAGTGATAGTGATGTGATTAATATTGGTTCCATTTATATTTCCAGAATCTGCGAACTCTGGGTGCGCGCATATGATCCATATTACAGTTACAATTTTGACCCGCAACACAACTGCACATTTTTACAGGACATAATGGATTTGTACCCATCGGGTCCTGGACCTGGGATGCAGCAGGAAGAGCCACCCGATATTCTTTTCCATTAGAAGCTGCTTGCTGCACAACATTACCTCCAGACTGATAACATCCATAATATGACGAATTGCATGGAACATCGACAGGCGGTATTTGTTGTACAGATTGAAAATGTTCTATCGACTGTTTTTTATTGGTATATTGAACATATGACATTATAATTATCCAATATTGTCATTGAAAGTGATAACACAAATAATTCGATAACTGGTATTAATGTCCCGTAAAAATGGAACCATTTACGACAAAGTAAGCAAAAAGAATGGATGTGACAAAATAGAATGGTTGTATGGAAATAAAATAAAATCCAATTCAGATAATTGAGCTGGACTGAAAATTAAATTATACCAGTTTTATAATTTAATTTCGATTATTTTTATAGTTCTTGTTATATTTTGACATTTCCGGTATTTTTAAATTGGATCGCCGATTATCCAGTCCATCATCATTGATGTGATGGATTCTTGATTCACCCGGGAATATAAGAGAATGAAATAAAACGTGATTGGTTTGATTTCTGTTAATATTACTGCGTGCATAATATGATTTTCGGGGCCCTTTCCATGCAGACCATAAAAATTCACTAATTTTAGATGCATCTTGTATATCGCATTTCATAATATGATCGTTTTGCAATTTTGTCTCAATATATTGGACTCCTGTAGATTCATCTGTTGCGATTCTAACCATATTCTTTGTTTTTCCGCGTTCTTTCGATAAATTATCCCTATATTTGGTTGCTTCCTTTTTGGCATTTTCAAGTGATCCATAATTTGTAACGGTGAATGATTTCTTTTCTTTACCGAGTAATGAGTAATATATATTACCAGAACGATAAACACAGCCCACTGGTATACCACCGGACCATTCTGATGTTAGATGTTGTACAAATTCGGGTATTTGTGTGGTGTTTGACCCTTGTTGTTGATTTTCTGGAGTGTTATCGGGTTTAGCTTCATCTTCTTCGGTTGTAGTACTATTATTTCCATATTCTAATTCACGTTCCCACATTTTACGAGTATTGATAGCTAGTTCTAGTGCTTTATTGTTTCCATATCTTGCCACACTGAAATTTTTTGTTCTTTTTGTATTTTTTCCGCCAATTTGCGCAGTCCATATATCTTTGCTAAGATATACACCAGTGACTCCTGATGTATTATTTATTTGCTTACCTTTGTTTTTTGGGTTTACGAATTCACCTTCGCGTAGATTAGCTCGGCGATTATCAAGTCCATCTCGATTTATATGATCCACTTGTTTGTATTCTGGACAAATCAATGAATGAAACATTGTGTATTTTTGGTTCTTCTTTTTACTAGAACGGCGGCGGGCGTACCAGCATTTTTTATCCTTACCTTTATGTGCAGTCCATATAGATTCATTTATAAGATTCATATCTTGTATATCGCATTTCATAATTAAATCATCGCGTTGTAATTTTACTTCGATATAATCAGTTCCATTTTCATCTTTTACAATTCTCATTTGATTTTTTGTTTTTCCAAATTTTAAAGAAAGTTCTTCTCTCCATTTTTCGGCACCAATTTTAGCATCTTTATCAGATCCATAATTTGAAATTGAAAAATACCGAGAATGATGCACATGTTCATGATACATAGCAGACTGATATCCGCCTGATTTATCTTTTCTACACCATCCACCTGGTTTACCGCCAGCCCACTCGGAATTTTGTTTTTTAGTATTATCGGACATTATAAGTTGAGTAATTCTTAAGAGCCGATTTTATAATCACTTTGATTGTGAAAAATATAATACATGAGAATAAAACCCATGTATTTCTTATAAATATAAGTATACTATAGTATATTGAATTCAAAGAGCCATTTTATAATCGATTTGATTATAAAATTATAATATTTACATAATATATATGTAAAATGAAACTCAGGATATCCTGCTCAGAGCACAGGCAAACCTAGGGCCGATATGTAACCGAGCTACTTCAACCATTTCCTGAAGAGGTCATTGCTCTCGCATACTCGCTGGTATAAATACCACCTACAATGCGACACCCTTTCGGGTGGGGCTAGACTATATCTTGAGCCATCACAGCAGTTGATTAAACTGCTCAAGCCCGTCTCTTTTAGTCGTTGAACCTTCCCCATGTCCTTATCATAACGGATTTAGGGGCTTGGATGCGGATTGCCCAATATTTAACGTTTTTACCATCCAGTGACCACTATGTCACCTGCTGCGTCTATAGTTTCCTATAGACCGCGGTAGTTAAATCTTAAGGGGTTTCCCGCAGTTGAAAGACGTCGCCCGATGTGTTGTGCTGCTTTTTACGTCAAAAATGACATGATTTAGCAACAACAAGCAATCGGACTAGCACCTGCCGACGCAAATCCGGATCGGAAATGCGATTGGTGGTCAAGCGTTAACCCAGCAAAAGAGCCAATATTTTGCTGGCGCGGTACTTTTCGAGGCACCTTGAGTTTACCTCCTGAGACGCGCACAATGTTGTTATTAAGTGCGCGGATGAAGACCTGGTAGGTTTGGGCTACCTGGAAATCTTCATCAGTAGAAACGATGTTCTGCGAATTGACAGCAGACTGGGAAGGAGCAAGCTGGAGCGACACGTTGGTGAGCTTGCCGTAGTTGGTGCTACCCATGGGATTGAGATCGTAGGGCTTGAGCGAGTACGAGTACGAGTGGTAGCCAGTGGTATCGGGGATGACATCCCAGAAATACCAGGGCTGGACAAGACTGTAGTAATCGCTACCCATCTGGAAGAGACGGTAGGTGTTCTCGTACAAGAGACTCGAGGTAAGAACGGGGTCCTCACCACCAAGTTCACCATTAGCACCATTAACACCATTAGCACCGCTAGTCTGGTTAGAAGTGTAACCACCAGTAGTGTAATTCGACAATTCAAGAGCCTGATTGCCAATGCCAGAAGTGTATGCAAGGGTGGTATTAGCAACGTTCCAGAACAAAGCCTTGATCGAGTGGCTGAAACGGATGTCAAAATTCTGAGTACCACCAATACCGGTTGTACTAGGATTGAAGGGACGGCCACCATGGCGCTGAACCTGTTCAATTACCATATCACGGGGGCACTTGCCCATCTTGACGCGTTCTTCGTTGGAGACAACAGCATAATTGGCCCAAAGCTGAACATTGGAGAGAACAGGAGAGTACCCAGTATCGAAAGTCATCGAGGTCGCATCACCAAAACGAATCAAAAGTTCCTCCCAGCGGCGGAACTCAAAATGGATGCGCATCTCGTTGTAGGGGAGGGCAGCAGTGGGGAGAGCAATACCAGAGCAACGAGTAAAGAAGAAAGGAAGAGGAAGGTTGAAAGTAAATGATTCGATTTGATTAAGAGCTCCATTAGTACGATCGGCGGGGTTGATACCATTAAGATTTGCAGTATCACCAATCATGTTCTCATAACCGACAGCCTTGCTGGCGGTGACGGTGTGAGCGGCCCACATATCAAGCCAGTAGCTATCGAATTCCTGAACCTTGAGGTCGTTGAAGGAAATCCAGGTAAGATCGATAAGGTTGTGGGCGAAATTCTTGACCCAGCGAACACCGTTGGATGCAGAGGTATTATTAAAACTGACCGAAATCGCCGAGACGGTACCACGGAGCCAGGTGTGAAGCAAGTAATCACCGGCGCGCGAAATCTGGAACGCGACATCACCACCGAAACCGGGGTTACCAGCGTTCTGGGTGAGAGGGACGGGGACCTGGGAGAACCAGGTGGATTTGCGAACGCAACGCACGAAAAGAGTATTCGCGGAGGGACCGTTGTACAAATATTTTTCGATTTCATCGAAAGTAGCTAAATCAACAAACGCACTAGTAACAGTACTCGACATTAACAATACACAAGATTATTTTTATTTTTATCCGCAAAAAAACTACATTTAAAGAAAACTATCATTGTCAATTGTATAAGCAAACACACACATATATAATTAATGACAATAGTATATTCATCTGAATTTGAATTAGGATCGTCACCAATTCCTCCAAAATGTTTACCTCAAGACGACAATTTCATTAAATACGTGACAAAAGGGAATACTGTTGAATCTTTCAAAATCAAAAAATACACAAATGTAAAATTTGATGCGATTGCTGATTATTCGAGATCCCATACAAACGATAACATCAAAAATATACAATCTGTATCGGTTACAAACACAAAATTCAAATATAACCAAATTTTACCTATTTGTGCATTATGGGGATCGTCATGGCAGCATTTTATGCAAGATATATTTTCTGTATTGTGTTACATTCGTGATTTTTTAGCCCAAAATCCAGATATTGTTATATTGACAGATCGACCCCAATTCGATTACGCTTCCTTGTTTGAAAAGGCACAAATTAAAAATAAAATTTGTTTTTACAGCAAATTTGCGCCATCCGTCAATATATCTTGTAAAGAATTATATAGAATCATATGTAAACCAACTTATCCTGTATGTGGATTGCCGTCATCAATGTTTCGGAGCGTAAGCGATGCTCTCGGTAATTTAAAAACCGAAAATCCACCAAATTCACTTGTTTACATTAGTCGTAAAAAATGTGCAGTTCGAAAAATAAAAAATGAGGACGCAGTTATTGAATTTTTAAAGGAATATGCGGAATCTCAGGATCTCAAATTTGTATATTTTGATCCACCGGGTAAAAATATAGATGAAAATTACAAAATATTCAATGATGCAAAAATAGTGATTGCGCCGCACGGAGGTGCAAATTACCACATTTATTTTTGTAGACCATCGACAAAATTCATAGAAATTTGTTTTATTGCTGATGACAAAAATATTCACTCATTGTCGGGGATTTCTGCAGGAATAGGGCTCGATTATTATTTTTTGACAATTGATGTTTCGCATTATTCCGAGGGAGGAATTCTACAAATTGACAATCTTAGGCAATTGATCGACAAATAAGGATATGTATATTTATTAATGGGTAAAAGTAGCAAAAGCAAAAACAAAAAATACGTAAAGGTTGAAGATCTTCCTGAAAACGATGAGGAATTATCGGAATCCGAAAACGAACTCATGAATTCTGTATTTTCTATCAAAAATACAAACCCTAAAGAATACAATGGTCGTTTCAAGTACGTGCTGTTTGCTAGTATTGCATTTATCGTGTTAAGCCTTCCGATTCTTGACAGATTGATTGAAATGGCAGTTCCTTTGGCAAATAGTTGGCCTATATTGCTGGGTATTAAAGCTGTGCTGTTCTTTTGCACATTTTATTTGATTTGGTATGCAAATGATCACTAATCACATCACTGAGCGCAGTGAATCACGCTAGCGAATGTTTGCTTTTGTCGCTCCGCCTGCGGCTACGCTCCTAAGCAAACATCGCTAAAGTCATTTATTGTGTTCATAAAAATAATAGTATTAATTTGAGATTTGTAAAATTGATTATGCCATATATAATCAATTTTTAAACTGTGATGGTATGGACACAATAAATAACAGTGAGGGATTTCGTAAAGATTTGGATTGTATGTTCTCAATATAATTGTAATGGACACAATAAATGACATTAGCAGGTGTAGATGCAAGCGAAGCCGTAGGCGAAGCGCAGCAATCTACACGCTGCTAGCGTGATTCACTGCGCCCAGTGACACCATAGTTTTGAGAGTATCAATGGCTTCAATCATTAATTTTTTGGGTGTTTTTCCGTACAATGTTTCAATTTTGAAATCAACAACTTTGTTATCGGGGTCATTTTTAAACGTAATATGTGACACTGGTGAAAACTTTGCGTGATCTTTTCCATATCCGATTTTTAAAAATGCCTTAAATATCAATTTTTGATTCTTGCACACTTTTACAAGAGGAATATTGGGTTGTAATTCAATATTGGTGGGGCTTTCATTATTAGATTCTAGAATTAATTGGTCGCTATACCATGTTTCAATATAATCTGCACATTTATTGTCAAAAACAAAACTATAATTATTGGTGGTGTCTGTGGGATCGATGGTTCCTTTTACGGGTATCAATCCTAATCGATGGGCGATAAATTCATCTGAATGTTCGGTTGTATTTTCATAAATGAGAACAGAATCGATTGCAATAACTGGCGTATATCCGTTTAACACGCGCCGTAGAGAATTTACAACATGAATATCGGAATAATCTATCGGTAATTTAAATTGAGCAGTTGATTCGTCTGTATAATCGACAACGGAATCACTTCGATCACTTGATATACTCCAATGTAAAGGTCCTCGGTAATTTCCATCTATAATAAGCGTATTTTCGAGCATTTTGTCGCAAATTTTGGGCACATGGGACTGAATATTCTTTCTACAACAATATCTAGTAGGTTTCACGTCGATTCCAAACTCGTACTTGTCTGCAATTACTGCATTACATGTAAAACATCTGACTGGAATCATATTGTTGTATATTTTATACTGATAAAATAAATAAATTCACTTTTACACGTATGCGCCGTGTATACACAATAGCGTGATTTCGTGAAACAGCGTACGCTGTTTCACTCATGAAGATTGGGAGTGTACGCTCCCAATAGAGTCACTGCGCTCAGTGATATAAAGTGAATTAATTTAATATTTTAATAATCAGAGTACTAATGGATCAGTACATAGAATATTTAGAAAATTTTGACCCCGAGTATTTATATTCGGTTTACAAAACGGTGCACGAGATGATGTCTGATAGAAATTACGCCCCAAATGCCACTGTTTACAATAAATCCGAATTTGTATCATTTTACAAAGGTATGTTGGCAGAACAAATGGATTCTGAACTTACTCCGATTGAATTGTCTGATGGCCTTTCGTTATTTTTCAATAAAATAGACTCTGAGGTTCCCGACACAGTAATGGTTTATTTTTTTATATTTAATGTAAAAATTCCCCAACTATTCATGGAATATATTTTACAGAAATACAGGGAGAGCGATGCCACTCATCTTATTGTCATATTTAATGAAAAAGAAACCCAAAAAATTCGTAATATCAATATGTTGGAGGGGTCCGAGATATTTTACATGCATGAACTTACATTTAATGTGACAAAGCATGTTTTGGTTCCAAAACATACAAAAATTGAAGACGACGAGAGATACAATGTTATTACACAATATGCAACGAATTCGAAAGGGGAAACTGATATGTCTCTAATCCCGGGAATTGGTAGTAGTGATCCGGTTGTGAAATATTATAATTTTAAGGCTGATGATATTATCAGAATTGACCGACCTCGAAAAGATGGATATACAGACATTTATTATCGGGCTGTTCACGATCACTAAGTATCACTCACTGGGCGCATCACTGAGCGCAGTGATTCGATTGGGAGCGTACGCTCCCAATCTTCATGAGTGAAACAGCGTACGCTGTTTCACGAAATCACGCTAGCGAATGTTCACGTGGGTCGCCTACGGCTCCCTCACGCAAACATCGCTACTGTCATTTATTGTGTCCATACCACCAAAGTTCAAAAATTGATTATATGCAGTATAATCAATTTCGCAAATACTACTATTTATTTTTATGGACTCAATAAATTACATTGAGGGTTTCAAGGAGTCGCTTGCGACGACGCAGAAATCCCTCAGCGTGATTCACTGCGCCCAGTGATGTAAAAGTGATTTAATACCTTTAAAACCATTATAATCAATTAATGGAAATGCGTAATAGAATTAAAAAATTGCTACAAAACAGTGAAGAACTTTCTTTTACAGACAAGAAAAAGATTATGTGTTTAGTGGTTACAGAGGAATTATGCGATCAAATTCTAGATGCATATATAAATGATATTAAACCTAATCTTAATATTTATGATTCTAGTGCAAAAGTAACAAAGGAAGTATACGAAAGTCAGAAAGAAGAAACCGCAGAACCTTCAGAACCGAAAACTAAAGCACCAGAACCAGATGTTAAGGTGGAATCAGATGTAGAAGCGGAATCAGACGCTGGTGACGACGACGACGACGGCAACGACGACGCAGTTGAAGATGAAACCGTTGAAGGCGATGCTGGTGACAAACCCGAAGATGCTGCTGATGATGACGAAGAATCAGCATCTTATGAATATGAGTATGAAACTGAGGAGGAAGAGGAAGCCGAAACTTCTGATTGAAACAGATTTATTGACAAAATAATTATACATTTATAATTATTTTTTCTGGTAATTTTATAATGGACGACTTCAACAAATTATTGTTGATTGAATTGTCGAAATTCCACATTAATGATTTAATTTTAATGTCAAAATTTTACAAGGTCGATACAATTTATGAATTAGCGACAAAAATCACTCAAATTTATAAAAAAGATGCAAAAATGTCGGCATCGTCGGCGCCTTTCCATGGAGTTTGTCAAAATTTATTGTTACGGGATGGTTGTGTATTATTAGTAAAGGGGATTGACGCATTTGGTTACATCGATTCCACTACAAATGAATATATTGCTGTAAAAAGAGCTCCTGAATCTAAATATAAATATATAAAAACGGTTCGAGGTCGAGGTATTTACAAAAATGCCCAAAATTCGGCAGATAACACCGAATATCAATTTACTTTTGGAAGATGGGGATTACCGAAAGGGCATCGATCGAGTGCGACAGAAACTTTACAAGAATGTGCGCTCCGTGAATTGAAAGAAGAAACTGGGATATCTGATGTAAAAATTCTAGGAACTCTTAATGTAAGCGATAGCACAAAAGTTTTGGTCAGTGAGTGTACAACTGGATGTAATGATCTTGTTGACACATCCGATGAAAGCGAAATTGTCAATTATGGATGGGTACCATTTAAAACACTTGCGTCAAATAAAAATTTGTATAGAAATGTGAATAGATCGCTCAAGGACGTAATTGATCATATTCGACGTAATAAAATTATGGTACCGGCGGGTAAAAAATGTGGTAGTGGTGGTGGTGGCATGATTTTGGGATCTACATCGGATGGGTCTCAACAATTTCCAGTATATTTAGAATGAATATTGTGATTGTTACAAATAAATTATTAATATTATCGCAGCTATAATATTAATAAAAATAGTATATTTAATGAAGGTTGCGCCGGATGTTGCATATTGTATGAATTTGGATTCTCGGACTGATCGTTTGGCGCAAATAAAACTTGATTTCAAAAAATTCCAGAACAAAACCGGAATAGAACTTGAGCGTGTTTCATCAATTTTGGACGAAAAAAACCCACAGCGAGGAACTGCCCAAACGGTCGCAAAAATCATAAAACGTGCAGCAGAATTAAAGTTGGAGTATGTATTGATTGTCGAGGACGACCTAGAAATACTTGATGTAAACAAAGTACACGAATCGCTGATGGATGCGCCAAACGAATGGGATATTTTATCCGGTGGTGTATATTATTACTGTCCTGATGGCGAATATAATGAGAATTGGATGAAAATATCTGATTTCTGTAGTTTACATTTTGTAATAATTCACAATCGCTGTTATGATGTGATTCTTGAATTGTGTGAACGTGCAGCACATTTAGACAGAATTATTGGAACGTATATAAAACACAAGAAATTAGAGGCTTTTGTAATGAATCCGATGCCATGCAGACAGAGAGCCGGCTATTCTAATATAAGAAAACGATTTGTTGATGATAATACGCGTAAAAATCTGCCGTGGGTTTCCGAGTAGGGTTGAGGCCGGTCCATGTGCATGGTCCACCGATCATCAGAATGTTGACGTGAAACCCCAGTAAATTATCTGTAAAAATACCCTAAAGTGATTGACGGGCTGACCTCATACTCCATCACCACCCATGCCCGCCACAGAGAAATCCGAAAAGAAAACCCGCCGCAGTAAATCCAGCCGTAAAACCAATGAAGGAACCCCGAATATGTATCTCGAAAAACTGAAAAACATGAAGTATGAAAATCGGGCACTTGATCTTGATGAATGGGATTGGAATCGTGTTGTTTACAAGCCTGCTCAAAAGAAGGATTATCGTGGTGGATATTGGACTATCAAGGTTCTATATGCATACGATGATGAAACCTATGGTCCTGCAATGATTCGCCTTGGTCGCCATCGTAGCTATGGTGTCACTCCTGATAATCTCGACAAGGACGGTGAAGTCGTTCTTGATGACGCCGGCCAGCCCAAACCCCTTACTGGTTACAAGGTTCCCATTGTAATGACTAGTAAGCGCGGAGATGATGGAGAAGCGACCCCTGAGGAACTTGCAGAGGTTGAATTCTTGAACAAGTTTGTCGAATTTACCAAAGAACACGTTGCTAGTGTAAAGGGTACCGTCGGAAAGGGCGGAAAGAAAGAGGATCAGGTCAAAGCAATTGGTGCTGAGCATATGTTCTATTATGCAAAGCACAAGGACGGTCCTAATGTGGGCGAAGAGGATACTACTCGCGCTCCAACTCTATACACAAAGCTTCGTAGTTTCAAGGATCGCAAAACTAACAAACTTAAGGTTGAGACTCACTTCTTTGGTCCTGGTGATGTCGAAGTCGACCCTGTTACTATGAAAGATTCGTTCTACATCCAACCTACTCTGAACTTTTATGATGTGTTTGTAAATCCTGGTACTATCAAGCTTCGGAGTGATATTTGGGATGGTACGGTTGAGCCTATTGTCAAATCTAGTGGATATACTCGTACTGCACCCAAGAATACGCTTGGAAAGGGTGAAGCTGTCGAACATGATAGTGGATCTGATGACGATGACAACGACGGCAACGATAGTGAAGATGATGTCAAATCCGATGGTGACGATGGCGACGAACTTCTAGAGGAATCCGACGACGATCTATAACTTACGAGTCTTAAAGACTCACATTAATCATATATTACTGATCCAAGTAAAATAAAAAATAACCAACCAAAGACACTAACAGCAATTACTCAGAATATTAAATCGAAAAAATGTGTCTTGATAACCTGTCAGTATGGCCGAGTGGTTAAGGCGATCGACTCAAGTTCGATTGGAAGTTTTTCCGCGTAGGTTCGAACCCTGCTACTGATAAACGCTCCTATAGTTCAGTTGGTTAGAACGTCATGCTTATATTGTTCTATTACAAGAATTCTTGTGGTAGGATGTAATGATATACGTGAATGTCGGGGGTTCGAGTCCCTCTGGGAGTATAGTGAGGCGTCACAGAAATCACGCAACCAAAGACACTAACAGCAATTCTACTGTTTTTTCTTCAACACCAAATGTGTCTTGTAAACCTGTCAGTATGGCCGAGTGGTTTAAGGCGATCGATTTAAGCTCGATTGGAAGTAATTCCGCGTAGGTTCGAATCCTGCTACTGATAAACGCTCCTATAGTGTAGCGGAAGCACAGTTGCCTTCTAAGCAATTAGCCCGGGATCGAAACCCGGTAGGAGTAAAAAGAGGTGATACTTTAAACACAATAACCAACCAAAGACACTAACAGCAATTCTACTGTTTTAAATCAACACCAAATGTGTCTTGATAACCTGTCAGTATGGCCGAGTGGTTTAAGGCGATCGATTCAAGCTCGATTGGAAGTAATTCCGCGTAGGTTCGAATCCTGCTACTGATAAACGCTCCTATAGTTCAGTTGGTTAGAACG